GCGTTCTTGAGCCATGGCCACGCGCTGTTGATGAACCACTGGACGACGTTGCCGATGACCTCCTTGATCTTGCCCCAGGCAGCGATCACGAAGTTGCGGAAGCCCTCGTTGTTCCTCCACAGGAGTACGAAGACAGCGATGAGGGCGATGACTGCAAGAATGATGAGCGCGACCGGGTTTGCAGCCATGGCACCGTTGAACAGCCACTGTGCCGCTGTGGCGATGCCCTGGACGATCTTCAGCGCCTTCATCACGTCGATGAATGTGCGGATCCATCCGACGACCTTGCCGATGGCGGCGAGCGCGAGCAGCGTGCCGGCAGTCCACGCGATGATGGTGAGCACCGTCTTGCGCGTCGACGCGTCCATGTTGTTGAACCAGTTGATCACAGCGGTGATCTTGTTGATCGCCAGCGCGAGCATCGGAACGAACTGCTGTCCGACGGTGATGGACAGCGAGTTGATGGAGTTCTTCAACTTCTCGCCAGCGATCTTGGCGTTGTCCTTCTCCTTGAGTTCCTTGCGCTCCTCGGCGCTCAGCGACTTGACCTTGCCCGCCATGGCGTCGTAGCCCTTGGTGCCCTCGCTCAGTAGCACCGAGATGCCTCGGATGGCGCGCGTACCGAACACCATCCCGAGGATGGCAGACTGCTGGTCCTTGGTGTAGCCCTTCATCGATTCGCTGAGCAGTCCGATGATGTCGTGCATGGACTTCATCTTGCCTGTGGCGTCGAAGAACCTGCTGCTGCCGTCCTTGTTCGCGAGCCCCAACTCCTCGAACAACTTCGACTGCGCCTTGGTGACTGGCTGCAACTTCTGGAACATCGTCTTCATCGCCGTACCGGCTGCCGTGGCGTTGAGGCCACCGCGCACCATCATGGCGATGGACGTTGCAGTCTCGTCCATCGACATCCCGGCAAGGTGCGCCTGCGGCGCAACCATGTTGAGCGCCAAGGCAAGTTGTCCGAGGTCCATGTTCGCGCTGCTCGCTGCTCCGGCCAGCGTGTTGACGACCTTGGGCAGGTCCTTGACGCCAAGCCCGAACAACTTCATCGTGCGCGTGGCCACCGACGCAGCCGTGTTGAGGTCTGAGCCGGTGGCCGTCGCGAGAGCCACGATGGAGTCTGCCGCGCCGTTCATCACGTTCTTGATCGGGATGCCACCCTTGACCATCACCGAGAACGCATCGAGCATCTGTGCTGCAGAGAACTCCGAGTTGGCGCCCATGCTCAGCGCCTTGCGCCCCAAGGCATCCAGCGCGCTGCCAGTGAGCCCTGTCTGAGCCGACACCGCCGACAACTTGTCGTTGAACTCCACAGCACTGTGGACGGCCACCCCGATCCCGGCAACGATCGCAGCCGAGGCCATCACCATGCCGCGCTTCATCGAAGCAGCGGCTGTGTTGATGGACTTCTCGGACTCCTGAACAGCCTTCGTGCCAGCCTGCACACCTGCTGCGTCAGTGGTTACGAGGATCTTGCCTCGGGCTGTGCCCAGATCGTAGTCAGCCATCACTACCTCGTTGCGAAGGGATCCCGGAACGTGCCTGGCATGGGCTCGTCACCTTCCAGTGTGAGCCAGTTGTTGAGCGCACGTTGCCTTGCAGACTTGGCCTGCGCGGCGTTGTCGGTGCCTTCTGCTGCTTCGTCCATGTCGGCCTCGACAGCCAGTCCGAACGTCGCGATCGCTCTGTCAAAGCAGAACGCGACGTAGTCGCTGGCGCCGAGACCGTACAAGTCACTCGGACGGCACCCCCAGGTCCTGCTGAGGAGCCACGCCTCCCACAAGTTGCGCGGACTCTTGGCGAAACCGCTCCACATCGCGCGTTCCTCCGACGGCGTAGTTGAAGAGGAACATCTTGTCCTCCAGGTCGATGTAGTCCGTGTAGACCACACCGTCCTCGCGCTCGTCGTCGGTGAGACGGCGCTCGACCTCTTCGCCGTCCACCGTCTCGGTGACCACAGGAAGGGCAAGCGCGGGCTGGACCACCACGTACTGGACGACCTTGTCGATGGAGTCGAGTGCCTCCAGCATCTTTGCAGGGTCAGTCGCGATGTCGTCGACCTTCGCCTTGCCGCCCTTCTTGACACGGCTGATGTGGTCGTCGTTGACCATGGCCGTGAGGAGGTCGGTCTTGTCGAGGATCCCGTTGGAGATGAGACCCTGCATGCCAGGACGCCTGCACTGGCAGGTCTGGCCGGACGGGGTGATCACGTCCTCGTACTTCTCGCCACCCCATGCAGTGGGGGCGTACTTCTCGCTGGTCTTCTTCGTGGTGGGCGGCATCCGAGTGCTCCTTTGCCCTAGTTCGATCACGGGATGGCGGTTGCCGTCTCGTTCTGGACGAAGTCGTACAGGTAGTTGACCTTGCCGCTGAGCGTGGCCGGCAGGCCCTTGCCCTTGCACTTCGTGAGGTAGAACACGCCGTCTCCGAGTTGGCCATCGATGTTGCCGGTGACCTTGCACTTGTAGATGATGCCGTGGAAGTCACCTCCGCTGTCGGAGATGGCCTGCCCCTCCGCCTTGAAGTATCCGCGGACGTCGGTCACCATCTTGGAGTACGTCTTGATCTGGTTGGGCGTGGTGCCAGTGGTGTTGATGGTGCCACCGTTGAGGACCTTGTAGGCCTCCAGCGAGATACCGCCAGCCTCCAGGTCCCACTCGACGACGCTGCCCTGGCCGTGCGTTGCGACGAGCATGTCATCGCCGCGCAGGTCGTCGTACGCCTCTGCGTCCGTGAACGAGAGGGTGCGGCTGTAGGGAAGGTCGACGCCAGAACCGAGCGTGTCCGCTGCCGACGTGGTGTACGGGGTGAGCCGGACGTCACGCAGACCGTACGGGATCGGAATGGTGTTGAGTGCCATGTGATTCACCTCCTTCCGTTATGGGATCTGCATACCTCAGTGTCTCCAGCAGTTCTCCAGAGCGGAGATCGAACCTGTGGAGAACGACGATGCCCGATGCCGCGCCGCACCAGCGCGAGTTGCACTTGATCTCGACAGTCTCGTCGTCGATCAGCACACCGTGCTTCTTGCCTTGGCAGCGCAGGTCGGTTGGCATGTTCAGGCCTGGATGTCCGGGATGACCGCGTCCTTGACGACGAAGTCGGTGTCGGTGGCGAAGTACGCCATCTCGTCGTCGCCGAAGTTGTCGACCGGGATCTGCCAGCCGTTGTGGCTGGACCAGACACGATCCTGGCCCTTGATGTTGCTTGCATCCCAGTCTGCAACCGAGATGGAGCGGACGTCAGACGTACCGATGTACGCGACGACCTTGCTGCTTGCTACCTTCGCTTCCGGCATGATCACTCCTTTCCTGTGTGAAGGCTACCGTGTCACAGTGTGTTCGCGACCACGGTGAATGAGGCGTACCGCATGAGCGTCTTGTAGGTGTCATCGGCGAGGTCGCCGCTGTCCCCGTCCCACACCACGTCGATGATCCAGTTCGCCGACTGCCCTGATGCCGAAAGTGCAAGCATCACTTGGCGAATGCGGACCAGGATCGCGTTGATGGTGCTGTAGTCGCCGAAGTCGTCATGGATGTAGATCGTGACCGGCGCACGGTTGATCGGCCCGATGCCCTTGGCCACGGCGCCCCAGCGCGTGACGCCGAACGGCGCTGGCTGCGGACCGTCGAGAGACCCAGAGGCGTACATGTGGTCGGCATCGATGCCGAGGGTGTTGAGCGCGGTGTCAGTGGTGAGCGCGCTGTACACCAGTTCGCGGACGGTAGCCATCACTCAACACCGAGCCTCTCGAACAGCCTTCCCATGGTCTTCATCAGTTCGTCTGCATTCTTCTTGATGGTCGGCTCAATGATGGCGTACTTGCCATCATTGCACACCTCAAGGAAGATCCCATACGGCACCTGGTGGAACAGAACGATGACGTGCTCTTCGGGCTTGTGGAACGCCTGCGTCTTGAGTCCGTTGCGCGCGTTGCCAGTGCGGTCTGTCCAGGGAGCGTTGGTCTTCGCCTCGGTCTCGACCCGCGTGGCGAAGTAGTCCACGCTTGTGGTGATGATGGCGTTGATGCGACCTGCCATCTCCTCCATGTGCCGAACGACGACCGCCGGGCCGATGTCCCACACCACGCCCTCAGCCATGGCGGATCGCCTCGGCGTAGACCCCGTCGACCTGCTTGCGAACGTTCAGGACCTCCATGGCAAATCCGTTGTGCTCGAAGCGATCTCCAACCTCGACGATGGCTCCCACAGGACCGACCAGCACGGCAGCGAGGCTGACCACTGTGCCATCCTGCGTTGTGGTGGTGGACTTGATGCCCGTTGCCACACCCCAGATCTGTGGAGGACGCGGTGTCTGCGCTGCCTGGTCGTACCCGCCAGCCGCCGTGCGCACGCGCTTGTGCGGAACCAGCGCGAGGTTGATGCTGTCGTACCGTGCCCAGCCTCGGGCCAACTTCTGACGCGCTGCCTCGCCCTTCACACCCGCTCGATCCCGCGTGTGACCGCACCACGCTTCCTGTCAGGCGTACGCAGCGACGCCTGGATGACGGGGCTCTGGTCGCCCCAGTACTTGCTCATCTCCAGGCACTGCTGGTACAGACGGCCCAGCGAGCGGCTGCCGCCAGACTCGCTCATGTCCACCAGGTTTGCAGCGTCGGACGCCTTGAGCGCCCAGATGTCGCACGCGACGGCTGCGGTGTCTCCTGTGCGCTTGGCGAGCAGCGCCGCGATCTGTACGTCGGTGAAGTTGGTGTCACCGACTTCTCCCGACCTCTGGCGCGCCTCGAGCAGCACATCCGGCGTGTAGCCGTTGACTGCGCCGCTGGCGCTGGCGATGACGACGTCGATGGCGGTGTCGGTCGGGAACGACTGGACGTCGCCTCCAGACCATGTCACGATCCAGTGGCAGAGGTACTCGCCTGCCTTGTTGAGCGTGTCGGCGACGAGCCATGTGTACTGCACGACTCCGCCGGTCTTCGGTGCCGGCATCGCGCCGGTGTGCGTGGCGAACACTGATCCGTCGGACGCCTTGCGCATCTCCAGCGCAACGCTCTGCGCGTTGGTGAGGTCCACGATCGCGCCCGTCGCGTCCACGATCACGTTCTTGATGACAGGCAGTGCGTCACCCTCGCGGATCCAGAACTTGCTCACATCACACCGCCTCTCGTATCCTCATACTGCACACCGTACTTGACGTCTCCGAGCAACGGTGCCATGGCATCCTCCGCCAAGGCTAGTGGGCCGTCGAGCAGGAACACCCCGATCGGGGTCACCATCTCCGGCGCGAACATCAGCGCCAGCACGTCCCACAGGAGTGTGACGTCATCGCCAGCCACGCCGCGCACACGGTACTGCAGTGCTGCTGCATCGCCCAGGACGGTGCGCGTCGCGTGCCGCAGGATCGCGCTGTCTGGCACAGTCGTGGAGGTGTTGTGCCAGAGGCTCAGCGTGTCCGTCGCCAGCGAGCGCGTACGGTGGGCTAGGACAGTTGCGTCGGATGCGATGGCCCGGACGGCCCAGATCACACTGGCAACATCGGCAGCGACCACCGCTGTCCGATGCCGGAGGTCCGCTGCGTCGGCCACAGTCGTGCGGGTGTTATGTCGGAGATCCGCCGCGTCCGCGAGTGCGGCTCGGGTGTTGTGCATGACCTGCGCCGTATCGCCAGCCGCCGCACGGACATTCCACAGAAGTTGCACAGTGTCCCAGGCGACGAGCGCCAGCGACAGCACGTTGTAGACGAGGACCGCGTTGTCACCGGCCACAGCCCGCGTGTTGTGCACCAGTACCGCGTTGTCCGTTGCCAGAGCGCGTGTGCGCTGCGCGAGCACGGCAGTGTCGTACACGGCTGCGCGCGTGTTGTGGATCAGCACCTCGACGTCGCCTGCCAGCGCGCGGGTCCGGTGCACCAGGGCTGCCTGGTCGGAGGCCAGAACGGCTGTGCGATGCTGTAGGACAGCGCTGTCGGTCGCCAGTGCTGCGGTGCGATGCGCGAGGATGGCCGCGTCTGCAGCGAGCGCTGCAGTGCGATGCATGAGCACAGCGTTGTCGGCGGCCAGTGCGCGTGTCTTGTGCAGCAACACGGCGCTGTCCGACCCGATGCCGCGCGTGTTGTGCGTCACTGTGGCCGTGTCGTACACTGCAGACCTGGTGTTGTGCAACAGAACTGCAGTGTCTCCCAGAGCAGCCCGTGTGTTGTGAATCAGGACGGCTGTGTCACCGATCGGAGTCAGCGCCGCGCCATACAGCACGTTGTAGACGAGCACAGCGTTGTCACCAGCGAGATAGCGCGTGTTGTGCAGCAACGCCACAGGAGCACCTGCCAGAGCGCGCGTCTTGTGCTGGAGGATGGCGCTGTCGGTTCCAAGAGCGCGCGTAGCATGAAGCAGCGCACGCTGGCTCGTACCAGTCTGCACAGCACGCGTCTTGTGAAGCAGGGCCGCGCTGTCAGTCCCGAGCGCCGCAGTCTTGTGCAGCAGCGCAGCCGTGTCGCCAAGCGCCGCACGCGTGTTGTGGAGCACGCCGAGTGCCTTGCCGATCGCCGTGAGACCGGCGGTCGTGGGCGCGCCCCAGAACATGTTGTCCAGTGTGGGGTTGCTGCTGACCGTTCCAGACGACAGACCCGAGCCGATGTCCGGGAATAGGCGGTTGATGTTGTAGCCCCACGTGCTGCGGAGCACCGAGCCAACGTTGACCCATGCACCGGCAGACATCACGTCCCAGTAGATGGTGTCGTTGCTCGCCTGGTGTCGGATGCGCAACTTGGTTGGCGCTGTCGCGCTCAGGTTGGCCGCGTACACGCTTGTTGCGCTGTTGGTCGAGTCGTATCTGTTCGCCTGCAGTTGCACATTGCCAGCCGACACAGCGATCGTCCACTCGATGCGCTGCGCGTCGGTGGCGGTGTTGATGCGCAACTGCATCCACATGGTAGCAGTGGTGTTTGCAGCATCGAACACGTTGGCGATGTCGAACTCCCACGCCTGGCCTGTGAGATCCCAGTACTGTGCAGCCGTACGGCGCAACCACGACGTGGTGGGCGTGACGACCATCTGTCCGCCGGTGATGGCGGGGTTGGTACCGGAGTTGAAGACGCCAGGGTCTGCAGAGAACGTCTCTGTGAATCCTGGACGAACGTACGGACCGCTGCTGCCAGTGAAGAATGCATCTCGAGCGATGTCGCGCATCGCCTCGTCGGCCCGGTAGCGGCGAGCCAGTGTGAGTGACAGGACGCCAGGGCCACGAGATCCGCGCAAGCGCCAGAATGGAGTGGCCATGGCGTGCTACCCGTTGATGACGGTGAGCAGGAGTTCTGCGATGCCTGTGGCGGTGCTGTCGGGTGCGTACATGGGCCACAGGGCAGAGGTGGCGTACAGGATCGGGAGCAGCGTCTTGTCCACGCCGTGTATGTCGCCACCGTTGGCGACACCGACACGGCCACCCTCCCAGAGCGGGCGAGCGATGATGACGTTGAACGTGCCCGTCGTGGCCACGGTGCCACCAACGATGATCGACTCGATCTTCTGTACGCCAGAATCTCCAGCCTGCAGAGGCAGTTGCAGGAGTCGGCCGAGGATCAGACCGTTGATGCTGATGGCGCCGGTGGTACGTCCTGCCACACCGGACGAGTTGGTGTACGTGACAGCGACGGTCGTGGCGGTTGCCGACACTGCAGTGACGAATTCCAGCCAGATCTCGTTGCCAACGCCTGCGCCGTCGGGGCAGCGAGCCAGGATGCTTGGCTGGGTGGACAGCGTGGTTGTCGCGAGCGACAGGGCGCTGATGGTTCCGACGTGGTAGATGCGGTCCTTGAGCGCGAAGCGCCCCGGCACCGAGCATGCGTAGTCCACAGCGGCCAGGTAGCCTGTCGCGCCACCGCCGAACGTGTTGAGTGCCGGGTAGCCGGTGACGGTGTCGTCACACACGGCTCCTGCAGGAGTGTTGGTACCGAGGGACAGTGCGCCTGCGCCGGGAGTACCGGCTGCCTGGAAGATGTCCTCCCATGAGGCTGCAGTCGCTGTGACCGAAGCCTTCTGGATGCGAACCTGCTGCTTGGCAGCACCCACCACACCGTCTGCTGTGCTGATCGCCATGATGCTCCTCCTGTGGCCCAGCAGCCTCTCCGGGCACGTCCCCTGAAACCCAGAGAGGCTGCTGAGGACTATGCGGCGGTGTCGCCCTCGACGCGCACCGTGCCGCCGTCACTGTCGAGCGCAACCGTGTTGGCTGCGGTACGACGGATCCAGAGGCACTTGACGTTGGTGGCCGCGATGTTGCCAGGGGTGGTGGCTGCGGTGCCCTTCGTCGTGGGCGCAGTGAACGAGGCACCAGCCGGTGCTGTGTTCTTGTTGGCGATGGTGACGGCCTGCGCCGAGGCGTTGCCGACAGCGGACGACGCTGTGGTGTCCCATCCGAGCGCGAGCGACGTTCCGCCTGCAGTCTCTGCGCTGAGCCAAGCCACAGGAGACTGCCATGCCAGGGTCGCGTGCGCGTTGTAGATGAACAGCGCCTGGTAGTCCACCTGCGACGCGGCGTTCTCGTCGCCGGTGGTGTCAGGGAACAGGTTGTTGAGCGCAGCGTCGGTGATGTCGGCGTTGGTGATGTACTTGCCGAGCGACGTGCCTGCGGCGCCAGGTGCAGTGCTGTTGCCAGCCGCGCCTGCCGTCGTGCTCATGCGGAAGTGGATATCCGTTGCGGTGATGGCCATTACGGAGTCACCTCCAGGACGTTGCCGGCAGCGTCGAACGTGATCGACCCTGCGTTGGTGTGAACGGTGGTGTTGGCCGGGACGACCGTGTCAGATCGGACGTAGCCGACCTGCCGCTCGAACTCGATCAGTTCCACCATGGGCTCGCCCGTGGCGTGCTCGGTGTAGTGCTGCTCGCCGCGCTGGGTGGCCATCGTCTCCTCGGGCCATCCGCCGGACGAGAAGCCGCACCGTGGTGCATCGCAGACGAAGTCGAACGCTTCGCCGTTGGCTACGACAGCCATGATGTGCATCCTTCCTTGACGAGGCAGTGGGAGCCGACGGTGCGCGCGCCGACTCCCACTGCGGTCCTCATGACTGCGCGTTGGCCGCGTCGTCTTCGGCAGCCTGTGCTTCGGCAGCCTTGGCCTCGTCGTCGGCTTCGAGCCGCTCGACGAGTTCCGCCTTGGTCCCCGATGCCGGCAGGTCGCGCGTGGAGAGTTCGTACTGCATCTGCGCCTTGGTCCAGTCGGCGTAGGCGCTCTCGGACTCGTCCTCCATGCTCCCGTCGTCATCCGGATCTGCATCTGCAGGAACGGAATCCGGGAACATCTCGTCCGCCACGCGAAGGTCACCGACCTTCCCGCGCTCCTCCAGCCACGCCCGGTCCTCTGCAGAGAGAGGCTGCGTGAGATCGATCTCTCGTCCCATGTCAGATCACCCTCACACGTACAGAGTCGGGATGGTGTAGGAGCCGGCAGCCGTGATCTGGAACACGACGCCTGCGCCGCGCTGGCGGACGCCGGTGCCGAAGCCACGGTTGTAGAACGAGTTGACCAGCGGGTAGTTGGCCCGGTCGCCAGCGATGAGCCGCAGCCCGCGAAGGCTGGGGTTCTGGTGCTCGCGGAAGCCGACCGGGTTGTTGACGTTCTCCTTGCCGCCGGTGGCGAACATGAACGTGTAGCCGGTCGGGATGTAGTCCTCCTCGATGATGAGGATGGGACCGTACTGGCCGATGACCCGGAGGCCCTGGAGGTCGGCGTTGGGCTGGTTGCCGATCAGGCCCTGCGACGGCAGGATGAACGGGGCGGAGCCGAGCGCCGGGATGAAGTCGTACAGCGCGACCTTCGCGTTGTTGTTGACGGTGTTGGCCCGGAACTTGCGGATCTGCACACCCTCGGTCGGGTTGACCATGAGAACCATCTGCATGCCGTTGACCTCGGAGTACCCGTGGTGGCGCAGGTGCTCGTACATGGACTCGACGTCGTCCGAGTCGATCGTCGCCGCTCCCGACGTGAGGAAGTGGTTGTGCGACGTGGTGTGCACGATGCCGTTGTAGTCCGGCGGCTGGGTGCCGTCGTTGTTGTAGAACTTGTACACGGTGTAGTTGACCGTGCGGATGGTGGAGGCGGTGTTGACGTTGTTGAAGATCGTCTTGAACACCTTGTTGAAGACCAGACGGTTGTCGGCCTCCAGCGACGACGCGTGGAACGCCTCGACCTGCGAGGCCGTGGCCTCGGCGAGGAACTTCCACGAGAAGCGCGTGGCGAGGTCGTACCACTTGAAGTCGTACGCCAGCGAGAAGTACGACATCTGCGGACGGATGGACTTCGGGACGCCGAACTCCGAGGCTTCCTCGAAGTCGTCGGTGCCGACCTGCGGCACGTCCTCGATGATCTGGCTCACCGGGAACGTGAGGAAGTCGATCAGCGTCTGGCGACGCTCGTTGCGGAGCGCCATGGTCTGCGAGAACTCGTCCCACAGGTGGTTGAGGTCACGACCGTCGGTCGTCTGGGTGATGACGTCGCCCTCGGTGCCGATGCCTCGTGCACCACCGGCGATCGGGAGGACGAGACCCATGGCCTTGAAGTCCGGGAACTCCATGCCGCGCTTGGGCGTTGCGGACACCGCGTACGGTGCACCGTGGATGGCGAGATCGAACATGCGCGTGTTCTTGGACATGTCAGGCCGCCAGTCCCGACCCGCCGCACCGCACGACGAGGCGCGTGGCCTCGACGGTGTGACCGATCTTCTTGTTGGAGGTTGCGGTGACGGACAGCAGTCCGGTGCCGGGAACGGCGTACACCGCCGTGCCAGCAGCGATCGCTGTCGTACCGTCGGACAGAGCCGCGCCGACGATCTCGCCGTCGGTCATGACGTCGAGGATGTCGCCGATGCCCTTGGCCATCGTCAGCACGACGACGCCAACGACGCCGGTGTTGCCGGCACCCTTCACGACGTTGCCGGACGCGTCCAGGCCGACGGCCCAGATCTTGGCGAGGTCCGCCTCGACCCACGCGATCGCGGACGCGGCACGGAACCCACCCGAGACCGGGTTGTACTTGTCATAGCGAGCGGTGCCCACTACAGCCATTGTCGTTCACCTCTTTCCAGGTGAGTCCCTGCATTCCGGTGGAGCGCAGGAGATATGGAGATGACAGTTGGTCAGCGCCGAAGCGCCGGGTACTTCTCCAGCAACTTGTCGCGGTCCGCCTTGGCGACCTTCGCCGGGCCACCTCCGCCGGTCGGCTGGCCTGACGGCGGCAGGTCACTGCCGGGCGTCGGGTCCGGAGCCTTGAGCAGGTACGCATCGGACTTGGCCAGCGACTCGATCGCCTTCTCCAGTCCGGTGACCTTGCCGGCTTCGTCGATGGTGACATCGGACAGGTCGAGCAGCGTGAGCGCACGCTCCGGGTTGTGCCACGAGAACTTGTTGGACATCAGGAAGGCGTTGTTGATGCGCTCACGCTTGAGCGCCTCGTTGGCTGCCTTCTCCCGTGCTGCAGCCTCCGCCGCGTCACGCTGCGCCTTCTCGAGTTCCGTCTTGTCCTTGTCCTCGAAGGAGCGAAGCCGCTGCTCCAGTTCGTTTGCCTTCTTCTCGGCCTCGCCCTTGGCGCGGTCGGCAGCCTGCATACGAGCCAGAGCCTTGGCGTGCTCCTCCGGGGTGATCGGAGCGGTGCTGGTTGCGGGGTCGACCGGATCCACCGCAGGATCCACAGGATCCGCAGCAGGCGGTGTGCCAGCGGGGTCGATCGGGTCGGTTCCGACCGGAACACTGCCACCTGCAATGTTGTAGATCGGACGACCGTCCTTGCGATACCCGAGCACTGCGTGCGCGAGCGTCGCTTCGGAGATGGTGCGCGGGCGGGGACTGCGTGCTGTCATGTTCCAGGACCTCCTGGGCTGAGCGCCGATGGTATCTGCCGTCGGCTTGTCGCTGCGTAGCGTAGCGCATGTCGCACAATCACGTGTTCCCATGCGGCAGTTGGGAATACTGCAGTTCGTCCTCAGCCACCCTGCTGCGACATCGTGACAGGGTCTTGCTCGAGTTCCACCTTGGCGATGTAGTCGTCGTACCGGCCACTCAGCATGGCCTCGATGAACTGGTCGGGTGTTGGCAGTTCCGCAGTCACGAAGCACAGGCACTGCGGGTGCGGCTTGTCCGGGACCTCGTCCTGTGGGTACACGCCCTCGCCCAGCCCGTTGTCCGCCGTGGCCAGGTCGTCACACTCGTCCTCGCCTTCGTGACTGTCGCTCAAGTTCCATGTCACACCCTCAACCCAGGGCTGCTCGCTCATGCGGCTGACGGCGCTGGCGTGGAAGGCGTTGTTGAGTTCTGTTCTCCCAAGCCGCATCGCTGCGTACGACACTCCGCCAGGGACGTCGGGGTTGATGCTGCTGCGGACGGCTGCTGCGATCTGTGCTGCGCTCTGGCCCTGGATGAACGCATTGGTGAGGATGCGGTCGACGATGCCGTTGCTCAGCGCGCCGGTCTTGTACACCTGCTGGCTGAGCGGCACATACACATCGCCTCGCATCCGAGCGAGGGCCATGTCCAGTCCGCTGGCGACGCGCGCTGCCTCACTCATCAGGTACGCGCTGATGGACGAGTCGGTGAAGGCTGCTGCCAGCACTGGCGCCTCCATCTCGCCAACAATGCGTGCTGCGAGGCGCGCCGCGTCAAGCCTGCCCTCCTTGAGCAGTGCGTACTGTTCGGTGTTGATGTCGCTCATGACCGCACGGATGGCTGCACGTGCATTCCGCAACTTGTTGCCCTGCAAGCCTTCTGCAGTTCGCAACCTGCGCGTGACGTCATTGCTTGCCACGCGCAGGCTGTCCTTCATCCGCTTCTCAAAGTCCATGTACCAGTTGGCATACTGGCCAGGGACGTTGGGCACGGCACTCGGTGGCATGGGTCAGATCACTTCTGCCACTGCTTGACCCAGTCGAACTCCACCGTGACCTCGGTGTTGGGCGTGATGACGCCGGACTCAAGTTGCACCACCCAGCGCTGGGGCGTGGCCGGCACCATGGTGGTCGACTGGAAGTGCTCACCGTCGATCCAGTAGTCCATGGTCTTGCCGGCAACGCGCTCCATCACCATGCGGTGCCAGACGCCCTCGCCCAACTTGGCCTTGGCGAGGAACTGCTCCTTGCTGCCGTTGACGTCGGCACGGTGGTACCAGATCTGCAGCGGATCGTTGGGGTTGCCGGTGTCGTTCTCGCAGAAGTCGCTTTCGCCGTGCGCAGGCCACAGTTCGTCCTTGGGCCACTCCATGCCCGGGATGAGGTGGTAGCCCTTGACGGGCGTGCCACCCTTGCTGACCACACGCCACACGAACTCCATGCGGTGGTTGAGGATGCCGGCACCCAGGTTGGGGCTCAGCGCCGTCACACGTGCGAAGCCGGACGCAGGCGTCCACAGACGCACCTTGAGTCGGTCGTCGGCCACCGAGCAGAAGTCGAAGCCGCTGTACTGCGCCTGTACAGTGTTCTTCTTGGTGTCGGGCCAGCCCTTGGCGTACGCGCCCCAACGCGGGTACAGACCGCCGAACTGTCCTTCGGCTGCAGGTGTCTTGAAGTCCTCGAAGAACACCTCGGTCCATCCTGCGACGGTTGCGGGCGGCTCGAATCCGCTCACGTGCACAGGAGGAAGCGCCACGGGCGGTGGGTTCTTGAGCGCGAAGATCTCTGCACGCAGCGCAGCCTCGTCGAGCAGAGCCTGGTCGTGCCAGGCCTGCAGCGTTCCGTTGGCCGTGGTGAGTGCGTTGATGTGCACGTCCTGCGCATCCATGTCTGCGAGCGTGGCGTTGGCCGCCAGCAGCAGTCCGCGTGTGTCAGGCATGGTTCACTTGCCCTTCTTGGTGACGTAGGCGCCACCCTTGTTGACCGATGCTGCCTTCTTGGCTGCCTTGGAGGTGGGAACCTTGGCGACGGGCGTTCCCTTCTTGTGCATGACGTAGTTGAGCCCGGTGTTGACGGATGCAGCCTTCTTGGCGCCACCCTTCTTGCCGCTGCTGCCGTGCCCCTTCGCCTTGGCGTTGGCGGCGCGCTTCTTGGCCGCTGCTGCCTTGCGAGCCAGGACAGCCTTGTGCTTGGCTGCGGCGGCTGCCTTGTGCTGCTTGGTGGTGATGGCCCGCATCGCACGCTTACGTGCGGCGGCTGCCTTGCGCGCCACAACGCCTGCGTGCGTGGTGTTGGTCTTGGGCGTCTTCGGCGTCTTGGCCGTCGGCGTCGTCGGCGTCTTGCCACCTGCACCCGGAGCGTTGACCGTGCGCTTGGTGACGACGGACTGCGTCTTGCCGCCTCCTGCGTACGACGCCAGCCCGCTGGCGAACGCTGCGTGCATGTAGTTGCGCGTGACCTGTCCGCCGCTGCTGCCTCCAGACTTGGTGGGCGCCTTGGACTTCTGGCCGGTGGTGCTGGGCGTGGGCACTGCCTTGGCCGGAGCCTTGGGTGCGGGTGCCGAGCGACCTGGCGTCTTGGACGTGGTGTGCCCGTGCGCTCCGCCGACCGGCGTCTTCGGCTTCGGTCCTGCCTGCGGCTTGGGCGCGCTGGCTCCTGGACGCTGTCCGCCTGGAGGTGTGGTGCTGCGAGTCGGAGGTGTGCTCTTGGTCTTGTTCGGGAACGACCGTCCGGGCGGTGCCGGTGTCGGAGGGTGGAAGATCCGCGACGGTGCAGCCTTCTTGGGCGCTGCCTGCTTGACGACCGGCGCTGCCTTGGGCGTGGAGGTCTTGGGCTGCGACGACGAAGGGAACGACCGGCCAGCAGGCGCAGGGCTCGGCGGGTGGAAGATGCGCGTGGGCTTCTGCGGCGCAGTCTTGGGCGCTGTGGACTTGGTGGGCGTGGGCGACTTGCTCGGGAACATGCGCCCAGGCGGAGCGGGTGTGGGCGGACGGAAGATCCGCGACGACGTGGACTTCTGTCCGTTGCGCGATGCGTTCGCGGCCACGCGTGCCCGGTAGGCCGCAGCAGCAGCCTGCTCCTTGGACATGCGCGCCATGTGCTGTGCGCTGATCTGCTCACGGGTCATGCCCTTGAGCGGTGATGGCCTACCCATGATCGGGATCTCCCTCTGTTCAGTACTTGCAGAGCCAGTCAGGTACAGGAACCATTGCAACGTGCTGTCCGGCGAGTGCGTGGGTGCAGTCGTCAAGGAACTCCCAGACGCCATCACGCAGGTAACTGTGACACACATGAGCCATGTCAGCCCCATGCCATGTCTTGTAACTCGGTGTGAATGTGGGCTTCTCCAGATCGCCATTGAACCCCCACTCGATCCTGCCAGGGACAAGGCTGTTGGTCTGGAATCTGTGCGCCATGTCACAGCCAGGACACCACACCCACACGCTCTCACCCAGTGGCGCGTGGTTGACGTCAACCTCGCGTAGCAGTACAGCCACTGGGTTGGACATGTCAGCCCTTCTTGCTCGGCTTCACACGCACCGGCTTGTACGAGTTCTTGACCAGCACGGGCGGTGGCACCTTGGTGTAGTGCGGACCGGGCACCTTGTTGCGCGAGTCGGTGGTGCGCCCCTTGCCTGCGGTGACCGCACCCTTCACCTTGGATGCCTTGACCTTGCGACCTGCGTGTGACGTCTTCATGTCCCTGCTCCGCCTCCTGTGATTGCGCCAGCACCAGCAGGCGATCCTGCTGCTGTTCCCGATGAACCTGGACTTCCGTTGGCCGCCAAGCCTTCTGCACGCAGACGTTCCATGAACGGGTCGTTGCCCAGAGCCATGGTGATGGCCGTCTGCTCCTCCAGGATGGTGTTGGCCGCATCAGCCGGGATGTCGTACCCCAACTTGATGAGTTCCAGCCGAGCGAACTCAGCCGGGATCAGTTGCGCCGTGACCAACTGGATGAGTTCGTTGATCTTGGACGAGCGATCCACAGGAAGCGGGTCACCCACGACGCTGCCCACGATGACGCCTCCAGGGTTGAGCCCTTCGTACGCCGGGAACCAGCCGTTGGTGATGTCCCAGAACATGTGGTCGTACGTTCCCAGCATCTCCACCTCCTTCTCAGCGTTGCTGCTGAGCAGAGGCGCCATCTCGAGGCGCAGTGCGATGCCTGACATGGCCACGCTCACGTTCACGCGCCCTGCGGCTGTCTCGCCCACGCCCACGGACTGCCGCAGGTTGTCGAGCAGCATGTTGATGTGGTCCTGGTACGGCTGGACGCTGCTGATGCCGGTGATGCGGTTGAACGTGTCGCCCGCGCCGATCTCCACGACCTGGCCGGGACCCAGTTGCCAGTTGGTCTCGTTGTCGTTCTCGTCACGCGGCGGGCCTGCTGTGGTGGCGTACACGCCCAGCCCAGCGAGCGCCAGGGACAGTTCCTCGTCGGAGGCGGACTGGTTGACTGCTGCGGCCAGTCGCTCGACTCCACGGAACTCGCTGGAGCCGAACGGATCTGCAGGCTGGCGTGTGTTCTTGATGTGGTACACAGGCAGCGCTGTGATCTGCGGAGGCAGCGCCGTCTCCTTGACGATCTCGCGCACCAACTTGATGCGAGGGAGGACGTTGCCGCCCCAGGTGCGGTCGTCCCACTGGCCTGTCTCGAAGTACGCGAGCGCCGTGGTGATGGTGCCGTCGTCCTGCTTGCGGTACGTCTGGCGCCGGATGACCACCTTGTTGGCTGTGGTCTCGTCGATGTGCTGGTCGACGATGTGGCAGCCGGTGATCTTCTCCGGGTTGTCCAGGTCGTAGATCGGGAAGTACGAGCCAGGGTCGACCTCGTACATGGAGATGCGCGATCCCTGCGGCTTCTTGGGGTCAGCGACGATGTGCCAGACGGCGTCTCCACGAACCAGCCCGAACCTCTTCTGGCTGTTGAACTTTGCATAGAACTTCTCGCGGCTGAACAGCCGACGGAACATGCTGTTCACCAGCACGCGGTCAGCCGGTGTGCCCGACGCAGGGTCGACGACGAAGTCCATGTTGATGCCGAGGAAGCGGTTGCACGCCTCGACGATCATCTTGGGCGCTGGGATGTAGATGGGCGACGAGTTGCTCCCACGCAGCATCACCGAGTACGTGTCGGGCGCGTTCCAGTACATCTGGTCATACAACTGGTAGGCCATGATGCGCTCAGCATCCGCCTCACGCAGCCAGCCAGGCAGAGCGCCCATCAGCGGTCGTGCGGTGCTGTATGGGGTGAAGTTCGTCAGCATCTCCTGCTCCTGTCTAGCGGCTCATGTCTGAGTTGCGGATGCGTGTGCCGCCCATGCGTGACGGTACTCCGAAGTGTCCTCTGAAGAAGCGACCCAGCGCCTCGGGCGTGTGGTCGTCCTTCTTGAGTGGCTGCTCTGGAGCGTTCTTCCCTTCTGCTGCAGCCTCTTCTGCACTCTTGGGGTAGCGGTAGTCGTTCATCTCGCGGATGACGTTGGTGCAGCGACGGTTGATGAGCAACTTGGGCTTGCGCTCGGCGTGCCCATCGTCAAGGTGCTGCAGTTCGACGGGCACCTTGAGCCAGCGCCTGATCATCTCGATGCGGTCCTTGAGGTCGCCACCTGTGTTGGCGCTGCTGGGCACCTTGAGCAGGTTGGCCAGTTGCTTGCTCTCGCCAGGCAGCGCTGGGTCAGGGAAGAAGCGCAGCAGCGAGTCAGGCGCCAGCCCACGTGACTTGATGGCTGCTGCTGCCTCTGGGATGGTGAGGCCAGGCTGGTAGAACTCATCCAGCACATGCACTTCGTCCCATGGGCCAACCTGCACGATGAGCCAGACGAACGGGTTGGTGAAGCCGTAGTCGGAGCAGGCGAACGTCTGCCAGTCGGGGTGGTAGGCGAGGTCTTGGACATGCACCTCTTCGTCGAAGTCCTTGAACACACGCCCAACGAACTCCGTGAAGTCTGCTGCGATCTCCTGGTTGAACGTCTCACGGCTCATGTCACGTGCGAGGTCGATGACCTCACTGTCCACAGGAAGGTCAGCCGGGATGGGCTGGCCACGTGCGATGAGGTCCTGCATGATGCGCACGCCCTCAAGCGTTGTGCGATCACGGTACACGTGCGTGTTGGCCCATGCCGGCATTCTCCATGAGGCCCATGCAGTTTGCGACGGGTCCTGTCCTGTCTGCCAGCGCTCATAGAACCAGTTCTTGCCCTCTGGTGTGGACGTGAGCAGCGACCAGCCACGGAAGTCGCTGAGGGTGGGGCGGACGAACTTGGTCCACACCCGCTCCTTCAACTTGGCTGCCTCGGCGAGGATGACCCCACTGAGTCCTTCACCAACCAGCGTGTCCGGGTACTTGGCCGACATGGCGTTGATGAGGAAGGTGCCGCCGAACATGCTGATGTGCATGTCGCCGCCAAGCGGGTTGTTGTACGAGCCGGGCTTGTCGAACGGCATCTCAAGACGCGTCAGGTTGTTCCACACAACGCGGAACTCCTTCTCGCTGTCCGAGTACTCGGGTCCGACGATCCAGAACTCACGGCGCTTGCCGGTCTCCTTGAGCATGTCCTGCATGCCATACGTGAGCAGCGCCTCTGGGATCAACTCATGGCCGCCGAGTTCGCTCTTGCCGAACCGACGGCCAGCGCTGACCACGCGGTTGCGTGCTGACGATGCGACGACCTTGGCTTGTCCAGGGTGAGGGTTCCAACCCAACTCCCTGTAGCACGCGATCTTGTTGAGTCCAGATCGTGGCGAGGCCAAGGTCGTCGCAGTCATGGAGATCACTTGCCCTTGTTGGGCTTTGCAGCCTTCTTCGGGACGACCGCGTTGCGCGGCTTGCCGCCCTTGCGGAACGGCGCAGCCTTGCGCCCACCGAAGGGCACCTTCTTGGGTGCCATCACGTGAGCGTTGCGACGGCCCACGTGACCGTGGGCAGCGACGACCACGAGAGCGTGCAGACGCCGTTGGCGTCGCAGTACTCGGGGCCGATCGGGATCCAGCGCTCAGCCGTCGTCGGGATGACGATGGCCTTGTCCGGGTAGGGATCGCCGTTGGGCAGCGTGCCCGGTGTGACGATGGTGAGGGTGGTGCCCGTGGCGCCAGTGCGCACCATGAGGACTCCACCCTGCGCGTTGACGATCGTGTCGCCTGCGGCTGCAGCCTGGAA